CTCGAACGGTGGTCAAACAAATCAAGAAGAAGAAATGGCGACTTCGACCCAACATGTTCGAAGATTTCAAGGAACAGGGTGTCAAGGTGTTTGCCTACTCCGGCGCGAGGCTCATCCAAACCTATGCGCATGAGTGCGTGAGTAATATTCTGAACGCCGCGAGTGTGAAAGTAAACGCTTAAAGGTAGGTGTTGAGTTTTCAATGAAAGATGGTATTGTCTAAAGCGTGGGAAACGAGACGTAATAATCTTCCATACGAAAAGAGTTTTGCATCCCACCCTAAAGCTAAACTTGTAGACTTGGAACACCCGAATAACAAAGGAATCGATTTGACGAAAATATCATGGGGTTCAAAAACACCACTCACTTTGAAATGTGACTGTTGTCCTCATCATTACATACAAAACCCAAAGGCGATGACCAGACAGAAAAAGCGTGTATGGAGTGAATCAGAAAAAAGATGGAAAAATGAGGGACCTAAGGGATGTCCATATTGTGCTCATCAGAAATTGTGTGATGATGATACGTGTCAATTTTGCCATGATAATAGTTGTGCAAATATTCCATGGTTGTTAAAATCCTGGAGTTCCAACAATAAAAATACCCCACGGCAAACTTTCACGAACGCCCATCATTCGGTAGAAGTTAATTGTTGTGCATGTGAACATACATTTAAAGTTAAACCCATTAATGTCAGAGGTGATGGTGGTTGTAGGTTTTGCGCAAACCAAGAACGATGCAAGGATCCAAATTGTAATATTTGCAGTAAGAAGAAATTTTCTGCACACCCAAAAGCTATTCATTGGAGTAAAAATAACGAAGATACACCTGATGACGTGAGTATGTTTTCTAAACAAACGAGACTATTTGATTGTCCGGATTGTGGACACAAAGATATGCCTATGATTATTGGAAATATAACTAAACATAATCAATGGTGTGGATATTGTTCTATTCCCCGTAAAAAACTTTGTGGTGACAGTAATTGTGAACATTGTATTGCGGGTAGTATAGCTTCACTTCCACAGTCTGCATATTGGGACTACGAAAAGAATGGTGATTTAAAACCGTATGATGTCTGTCGTAGCACAGACAATAAGCATTGGTTTAAATGTCCGGAATGTAATATTCCTTTTCAAATATCCGGAAGTAGTTTGTCTGCAGGATCTTTCTGCAGCACCTGTTATAGAAAAACCGAGAGAAAAGTGTATAATGAACTCATTAAATACTACCCTACACTAAAGAGAGAATTTACAGCAGAATGGTGTAGAGGTGTAAAAAGTGGAAGACTTCTTCGGTTTGATTTTTGTATCAGGGAAAAGGCTGTGATAATTGAATTAGATGGAGGACAACATTTTGAAGATGTCAAGCATTTTAAATCGTCTTTTGAAGAACAACATGAAAGAGATATATTTAAACAGACGAATGCAAATGAGAATGGCTTTAGGATAATCCGATTAATGCAAGAAGACGTTTGGTCAGACAAGTATGATTGGCTTACCGAACTCCTGGGTAATATTGAAGACGACACGAAGCAGAATATCTTCATGTGCAAAAACAACGAGTATGATTGTTTCGATATATAAAGATACTGAACGCTCATAAGACATGGAACAGTTCGTTGTGACGTACATTCACAAGGTCTGGGGAAGCAAAGAGTACTTCCCCGGTCCCCAACCCATCTCGATCGAGAGACAGCACTTCCCGATCCTGAAAAATGGGGAATATGTGGTATGCGAAAAGACCGACGGAGAGCGACACATGCTGGTCGCCATCACGTACGAGGGTAAGAAGAAGACTCTCTTGGTGAACCGATCGTTCAAGGTTACCGAGATTCCGTTAAACCTCAAGAAAGCCGCGTACGAGGGCACGATCCTCGACGGTGAACTCTACGAGAACGTGCTCATGGTATACGACGCGGTTCGGGTGTGCGGTGAGTCGGTGTGGAACCTCGATCTGCACAAACGCATGGACGCCGCCAAAGCCATGATGAAGGGCATAATATGCATGAAAACCGATCCGTACCGCCTCAAGTGTAAGAAGTTCCACCCGATGCGCGAATTCAAAACGTTCATGAACGAGTACCTCCCGACTGTCACGCAAAGGATGGACGGCCTGGTGTTCACGCCGGTCTACGAACCGATACGCATAGGGACGCACGAGACGATGTTTAAATGGAAACCGCGCGATAAGAACACGGTCGACTTTCTCGCGCGGTGGGAGCCGTCGCGAGAAACGCCGGGATTTCAAAAGGGAGAACCGACTTGGCGTCTGTACGTACAGGAAAAGGGGAAACTGTTTTTCGAATCGGAAATACCGCACGGACGGTTCGAGGCGAAACCGTGGATGGAGGACGGCGCGATCGTGGAGTGCGAGTACGTCACGTGGGAATCGCCCATGTGGTGGCGGCCCCTGAAGCGAAGGACGGATAAGACCTACCCGAACAACAGGCGAACGTTCTACCGAACGATCGTCAACATCAAGGAGAACATTGAGATGAAGGAGTTTTTAGATTGTAGACCATAAAATAATACGACGCCTGTTCCGGCGGGTCGTATTCCTCCACGTGATCGTCGTTTATGAACAGCCACTTGTTTTTCCTCTTGACGAAGGACACGTAGTGCCCGTCGTCCTGTTCGCCCACGTGCACCGCCGTGGAGATGAGATCGTACTGACTGTCCCCGATGACGAGTTTCTTGAGGATCTGGACGTGACTCTTCTTATCGAAGGATATCATGAGCACGCGGGGCAGCTCCGAGAAGACCATGCGCGTCGTCGCCAGGTTATGCCGCTTCCCGTCGTCGTCGACGTAATTCTCTATGACGTTCCAGTCGGTACTCTTTGCCAAAATCTGACCCATATCCTTAGACCTCGACGACGTCACCAAGTGCACGCTGAAATCCTCTTCACTCGTGGATTTCCCCGTGGGCCAAACCGTCTCCTGCGTCTTCTTACCGTAAAACCACGGTTTGATTTCCGGGACGGACCGTTCCAAAATGTCGACGATGCAGAGCACCGCCTCCTGGACGTCGTGTTGTTCGTCCATGTTCGCGAACCGCGGGAACTTCTCGATGAAAGCCTCGAGTAGTTTGGACACACCCACGTGGTCTCGACCCTTGGTCCAGTAGACCTTGACAAGATCCGAGTACGCCCTGGTGAATGTACACTCACCCGCGTACGGTTTGCGGATCATGTAATTGGAGAGCGCCGGAATGTACAGGAGGCACTGGAGCGCCGTGTTGAAGTAGCACGTGTTTCCTTTGTTACGAATGCCTTTCATACGTTCAGCGCACATAAAACACTTAAGGGAAAGGCGCGCTCGTACTATGAATGGACATACAGAAGATCGTTGACACGACCTTTCCTTTATTCGAAGCGCACAAGAACGAAGACGACATCGAGGTCGAGATCCGCCTCGGCCGGCAGAACGGTTCCTTCTTCGACACGAACGTCGGAAAGGATGCGTGGAAAAAGGTCCTCCGGGGTTTGCAGAAATACGACAGGTGGGAAAAGAAGGAGTCCAAATCGTACGAGGTGTACTATAACGACGCCGAGAGTGTTCGTATCACTAACGACGAGGATACCGGCGACCAGGAGATGATCCAAAAGATCAAGGTTCGCAAAGAGGATTTCGTGAATAGCGAACAACCCCTCGACGTTCGTTTCTGTATCTCGCGGGAGATACCCACCACGGGCGAGTACGAGATGGACCGCAAACGGTCCAAGACCCGACACTCGTTCGTCCGTAAAAATCTGAGCATCGACATGACGATCAGTAGCGGCGATAACGCGGACATGGATTCGGAGGAGGAGGCGTCGTACCAGATCGAACTCGAGATCATCAGGCCCAAGGACGTGGACTCCGACGCGCGGTTTTTTAACCTCCTTCACAAGATTAACGATATTTCCTTTCTGCTTCTGTAAAAGTGCGTTTTACAGGAGCAGGTTTTTGTAATGTGAAAATTTATTTTTTTATCTACCGAGAGACCTTAACGCCTTAGTTGGAGAACGCGAGACCGCCCATGCCGCTTTGGATGCGCAGGACGTTGTAGTTGGTCGCGAACATGTGAAGGTTGGTGGCGTCGGAGGTGCCGACGGTGGTAATAGAGACCTGCGCGTTGTCGATGCGGCTGAAGTTACAGGACCCAGTCGGCTGGTGTTCTTCAGGCTTGAGTGCGAAGGAATAAGAGTAAATGCCGGGGAAGGGGCATCCGGTGTGGTGCTGGAAGGGCTGCACCTGGTTGAAGTACTTGCCGGTCTGGCCCTTGAAGCGGTCCTGGCCGTTGAGGACGAGCTTGAACTCGGTCATCGCACCCTCGGACTCCTCGGTCCAGGCAACAGCGGCCGCACCACCGGTGGCGCAGACGGGCGCGCCGGTAGCCGCGGAGATGGGAAGGTTCTGCGCACCGACAGTGGTGGTGGTATCCGCAGGGCCGATGGCGAGCTGGGGGAAGGTGGTACCATCGCCCGAACCCTTACCGAAGTGCCAGTGGTCCTTGACGGCGGTGCCGGAGAGGCACCACACGAGCTCCTTGACGGGGTGGTTGTAGGAAAGGCGGATCTGCTTGGTACCGCCGGTGGTGCCGTCGACGGTGTCGACGCCGGTGTGCTGCGTCTGCTCGATGAGGTACTCGTGGCCCTTCTGGGCGAAACGCCTACGCTCCTCGGTATCGAGGTAGATGTAGTTCGCCCACACCTTGAAAACGTTCTTGTCCAGATGCGTCTCGAAGGTTCCAGAAAGATCGAAATCGACGCGCACTTCGTGATACTGAAGGGCGATCAAAGGAAGATAGAGACCGGGGTTGCGGTTGAAGAAGAAGAGGAGGGGAAGGAAGACCTGCGACGCGGCACCCGCGGAGGTCATCTTACCGTACACGGCCTTCTTGGCCTCGTCGAGGTAGAGCTCGGAGTAGAGCCTCCACCACTTCTGGTACTGCTTGTCGACGCGCTGACCGCCGATGGAAAGCTCAACGGAGGTAATAGCGCGCTCAGCCGCCCAGAAGGGGGAGCGACCGGACACGCCGGACGCGGCGGTCTTGAGTTCGACGTACATGTCGCCGACGAGATCACCGTTGCGAGCGATGGTCACGGAAACGCGGCCGGAGTTGGCGGGGTTACCGTTGAGGGTCTGTTCGATGTTCTCCATAGCGAAGTTCGTATGACGCTTGTACTTAGCCTGGTAGAATGTGACCTCAGGGTTACCGGTAAGGTACACGTCCTGGGCGCCGTACGCGACGAGCTGCATGAGTCCGCCAGCCATTTTGAGAGTTGTTGTACTATACACAGAGAAAATAATTTCGACCACCCTGAAACGCGGCATTTTTCGGACCGAAATTTCTCAGCCCATGTAAATGTCTACACCCGCGCACGCGCAGCCTGAGGAAATCAAAGACGAAGAAATCGAGGAGGGTGAGATCCTGACCGACGAGGACGACGAGATCATGATGGACCTCGAGGACGAAATGGACATGGGCGATATGTTGACTTCCCTCCTGGCCACCGAGGACGGCGACACTGTGTGTACCGCCCTGGTCGCGATCGGTCAGCAACTCCAGACCCAAAACAAAATCCTCATAAAGATCTTGAGCGAGCTCAAGGCTTAGAGATAAAAATTGTAAATGTAATAACATGGAAGACACCCACTTCATCGATAAGACGCCGGACCGGTATGAAGCCTTACTGGAACTGGAGAAACGGTCGGTCGATTCGATGAATGAGGAAGAGATTTGTAAAGTCGTCGAAATTTTCGAAGATGCCTGGGACCTCAGGCGGTGCGATCACCGGGATGCGCGCGAGCTCGGCTACCGCCAGTTCGTACACCCGGACTTCTGGGACCGAAACGGACCGATCGCCGAACGTATCGACATCAAGGCTATAAAATGTATAAAAGAAAAGCAACGCCGCTACCTCATAAATCTCAGGGGAAGGATGGGTGCCCTGGGGATCAAGTCGAAACCGAACGAAGACGGGTTCACGCTCCTGAAACGGGTGAACAACATCGGCAAGCAGGTCAAGGACGGATTCGAGAACGTGCGCAGGCACTGGAACGTGTTCGAGCGGACGGTGAACCCCACGGCCGAACCCTTGGTGACGAAGTTCTCCGATCCACTCGCGATGGACGACGACGAGATCGAGAAGTGCACGCCCTACCAGAAGTCCATCATCCACAGCCTCGAGGAGGCGCACAGACGCGGGTTCCGGCGGTACAGGGACCACTGCTACGAAGAGATCAAATCGCCTTTCGGGTACGGCACGCGCGCCTGGCGTCCGAAGTACGAGATCCTCGCCTTCGTGCACTCACTCGCACCGAAAGACGAAGAGTTCGAGAACTGGCGGAACTTCACCAGCAAAGGTGGGTGCTACAGGGACGTCGCGAGTCACATGACCAACTGTGTCGATCCCCAGTTTCCCGCGATCGAAAAGAGGCGACACGCCTGGTCGTTCAAGAACGGTCTTTTCATCGGCAAGGAGGACGGTCCCCAGGTCAAGGGTCACCCGACGTGTAAGTTCTACCCCTACGACAGTCAGGATTTCCGCGCCCTGGATCCGACCATCATCGCGTGCAAGTACTTCGATCAGGAGTTCGTCGACTACTCTCACGTCGAGGACTGGTACGACATTCCCACGCCCAACTTCGACAAGATCCTTAACTACCAGAACTTCGAGAAGGACGTGTGCAAGTGGGCGTACGTCATGGGTGGTCGTCTGTGTTACGACGTGGGCGAGCTCGATAAGTGGCAGGTGATTCCCTTCTTCAAAGGCATCGCTCGGTCCGGTAAGTCTACGCTGATCAACAACGTCTTTCAAAAATTCTACGACACGACCGATGTCCGCACACTCGGTAACAACATCGAACGTAAGTTCGGCCTGTCCGCCATCATGGAGGCGCTCCTCTTCATCGCCCCAGAGGTCAAGGGCGACCTCGCGCTCGAGCAGGCGGAGTTTCAGTCGCTCGTCTCTGGTGAGGGTATCGCCGTCAACGTCAAGAACAAGGTGGCCGTGTCGTTACCGAATTGGAAGGTCCCCGGCGTCCTGGGCGGGAACGAAGTCCCGAACTGGAACGATAAATCAGGATCCGTCCTTCGGCGTATCCTCCCCTGGAACTTCACCAAGCAGGTCCAGGAGGCGGATCCTCACCTGGACAAGAAGCTGGAGAACGAGTTACCGGCGATCCTTCTCAAGTGCGTCCGCGCGTACCTCGACTACAGCGAGCGATACAACGGCCGCGACATATGGAACGTCGTGCCGAAATATTTCAAGAAGATCCAGGACCAGGTGGCCATGGTTGCGAACACGCTCCATCACTTCATGAACTCAGTTCGCGTCATCAAGGGCGACGACAAGTTCGTCCCCGAGGAGGTTTTCGTGCAGGCGTACAACTCACACTGCGCCAGATCGATCAAGGGGAAAAGGCCCGATCAGTGGTCCCCGGACTTCTACGTGGGACCGTTCAGCACGTACGGCATCGACGTCAGGAACGAATCCGTCACGTACAACGGTAAAACCTACGCGGCCCAGTCGGTTTTCTACGGCGTGGACGTCGTCGAGGAGGAACTCTCGATCGGTAACAACCATTAACCAAAAAAATCTTTGCTAATAGTAAGATGAACCAAGAGGTTCGCGAATTCGTGAAACAGTCCGGTGTCAACGTACACAGCGCCGCGGACGAAGCCGCGCGACGCGAACGCATGCGTCGAAGGGAGGAGATCGTTCGAAATCGTCTCTCAGCTCCCTCTTGCCCACAGCCGCCACCCCCGCGTCCAGTCATCAACGAGTTCCGCGCGCCGGTGCTCCCCGCTCCGGTACCCAGATGCGTTCCCACTCCGGTCCGAAGATGCGTCCCGCGAGTGACATACCAACCTAGATATAGGAGAAAACATGTAATCGTGAAGTGTACTCCTAACCAGCTCCTGAACGCCTCGCGTCTGACTCGTGGTAAGTGCGCGTGCATCAGGAGGGCCAGCATGATGTACGTCGCGAAAAACCTAGGCATCAAGCGAACGTCGAACGCGACAAAGCATCAGATCTACAACATGATCAACAGGAAGACCGCACCCGTGAGGAAACGCATCAAGAAACGAAAACTGGACGACGAGTCCATCCGAAAACGACTCAAACGCATGTACGGATCGAGGTTCATAAAAAAGTACAAGCCGAACCTGAACGCGGACGTTCAGCGCGTGAAGTGGGGCATGAAATCCTTGAAGAAAGACAGGTTAGGTCTTCCCTTCAAGTACACGGTGCTTAAACTAGAACGACGGTTGGTGAAGAAGTGGAAGAAGCAGAAGAGAATGAGATGATTCTATATTTACTATTCACATGACAGAATTGATATGCAGCCTCACACCGCCGCATATGAATTCCTCTGCTGTTTTAGTTTTCTGTTGATCGTCTTGTTGGGTTCGGACAGTTGTTTCAGGTGGATGCCGTGGTACATGAAATTATAGTTCGGAAATGTCGCCTTGATCTTTTTCGAAATGGCGTTTCCTTGCTGCGGATACGGAATTCCGGTTTGCACGGCTTTTTGCTCGAGGCCGAGGAGGTGGTTCTCCATCACTACGAAATCTTTGAGTTTCTCGCCGCTCACACCATTCTTACGCATCTTATCGTAAACGTCCTGCGAGTGGCCGTCGCTCAGGTGGAAGAAGTTAGAGACGGATGTCTGTTTTTCGTGCATGAGATACAGTACTATCACGAAAAAGAGGAAATAGAAGATCATACAAGTATACATTATTTATTTAGCGGCGCGAGCGGCGATCCTGGAGGACCTACGAGGACCAATGGACTTCTGCTTGGGGGCGGCCTTCTTCTTGGGCGCGGCCTTCTTCTTGGGCGCGGCCTTCTTCTTGGCCGCGGGCGCAAGTTTATAAAGAAATTCGACCTTCTTGGGGGCCTTCTTCTTGGCCGCGGGCGCAAGTTTATAAAGAAATTCGGGCTTCTTGGGGGCCTTCTTCTTGGCCGCGGGCGCAAGTTTATAAAGAAATTCGGGCTTCTTCTTGGCCGCGGGCATCTCCCTGAGGATTACAGCCATGCGAGCCTTGATCTTCTTGTAGGCGGCGGTGCCCTTCTTGGGGATAAGAAGCTTGGGGCGGGCGACCTTCTTCCCCTTCGTGTGTTTAATGTCTTTCTTAAGAATGCCCTTCCTGTCCGCGTCGCGGCGGCTGAACCCCTTCTTCTTCCTGTGTGTCGTGAAAGTACCCTCCTTACCCTTCTTCTTGAAATCGTGCATCTCCTCGAGAGCCTGCCTCCACGCGATGACCTTCGGGTTCTTCTGGAGAACCTGACCAGCGCAAACCCTGGACCTGTATTTGAGACCGGCCGGGTGCCTGTCAGTGACCTTTGTGTAGACTTTTACCACGGGGTTTCCCGTACAAGGAATTGTCATGTTGTTTTGTTATACTATACCCTGAGATTTTTTCGCAGTTCACATGAGTTCCTGCATGCGCTTCTTGATCGCCTTGTAGGCCTTGGTACCCTTCTTGGGGATCAGACGCACCTTACCCTCCTTGGTGGTGAAATCGTGCTTTTCCTTGAGGGCCTTCCTCCAGGCCTTGACGGCGTCCATCTTCTGGAGCACCTTACCGGCCTTGCACCTGGACTGGAACACCATGCCCTGGGGGTGCTTCGCAGTCTTGCGGGAGAGTACCTTTTTGATACCGGCCCCCTTACGAGTGGCGGTCTTGCAGACGGTCATGTTGTTTTATACTCTCTATCCATATTTTATTTTTGCAGCGTCGTAGGAATCTTTTTTGACGTAAGTCAGCCTGTCGGCGTTCGGTTGATGGAGCGGCATCTCGAATTCGGCCATGGATTTTCCCCAGCACATCGACATGGACCCGTCGAACACCACCGCCTTACACGAAGGGTTCGACGAACAATCGGCGAGACACTTTTCCTTCTCGCCTGGGTCGTGGTGGTACACATCCGCCGTGAAGTAATCGACATCTCGTATCAGTTTGAACGTCTCCTTTTTCGGCGCGGGTTCCTCCTCCACTTCGAAGGGGACCACTTCGAAAGCGACCGGTTCCGGCTCTGGGGCGACCGACGGTGCTGGTGCTGGCATCATCTCCGGATCCGAGGCGACCGATGGCGGTGCTGGCATCATCTCCGGATCCGAGGCGACCGAAGGCGGTGCTGGCATCATCTCCGGATCCGAGGCGACCGAAGGCTCCTCTGCATCGTCGACGACCGCCTGAGCCGGCACGACCATGACACTCGCGATCGACGAACATAGTATGGACACGTACAAACAGATCGATAGCACGAGGAACGCGATCATTACAATTTGCCTAGATTTTTAATCACTACTTATAATCGTTGCCCAAATGTGGAAACGCCCCTGACGACTTGACATTTTTACCATCGTATTTTCGGTTTCCGTGGCCCTTAGAACAACTTTTCCCGTTATTATAATAATACGGAGAGCACCACCCCGTGTCGCTACAACACTTATCAGCGTTCTTGCAGTACCCCGGACTCGGATCCGCCCTGCTCGCACAATAATTGTTGGTCGATTTTGGAATGGCTTTAGGTTTCTTTATTATCCATTCGTCATCTATTCCGTACGCACTGTCATAAGTGCGTCGCCAGTACAGGCCGTTACCTGCATACTGGTTTAATTTGTTATCTTCATCAGATTTTGGACCACCTGGCGACGTTTCCATGCAACCCTTCCTCAACCACGGAGCATTGACGCACTGCTCGTCGGTAGCTGATCCATTATTTTTCGTGTACTCGCGGCACTTCCACTTTTCGGGATCGGGGTAACTCCTCTTAAGTCTCCACACCGAAAACCCAGGGGAATTTGAGTTGATTTTCTTAGCACACGCGTCCGCGACCTTGTCGTATCGCGCGTTCCCCCACCCAAACTCACTGTTTGTTCCTGTTTTATTTATGAAATCGTGGTCTTTGTATTCCCAACCACTTTTGTCTTTGCGAAGGAGGGATGGTTTACCCCGAAGGTACATATTCCCGCGGTCGTTCTCTGCAGCCCAAATCTTCGATGGATCGTTCAGTTTCGCCACCTTCTTTGGAACGTCGCACTTACCCGTCTTGGGTTCGTCGTCGAACCCCGGTTGGCAATCGCACGTGTTATCGTTCAACTGACTGAACAGGATCTTTGAGTTCTCGTCACCCCCGCACGCCCACTTCGGCGGTTCGGGGGGTGGACACGCTTGAGTGTTGCACGGTCGCGTTTTCGGGGGCGGACACGGTCTGCCACCGTTCTCGGGTGCGACCGTTTGCTCGAGGGTCATGCTCTGGGTCCCGCCGCCGCACACCTTCGAACACGAACTCCATTCGCTCCACACCCCTTTACAGTCGACCGGGGGACACTTCTGTGTGTTACACGCCTGCGTCTGCGTGGGGTTCGGGCACGCCTTACCCCCGCGCTCGGGTGCACGCGTTTTGGTGAACGTCCTCTCCTGGGTCCCTCCGTTACACGGTTTCGAGCACTCGGTCCACTTCGACCAAGTTCCCCCGCAATCGACCACAGCCTTACCCGCGACGCTGGGGTCCACCTTCTTCCACGTCTTGACGTCGGCCATCCCTGACATGGGTTTCGTCTCGCACGCGTCGGCGTTGTAGGTCCTGTACACGCCGTCTAAGAATACCGAGACGTACTTACACTCGTCGTCGGAGTTACAAATCTGCGCACCTTGTTTCAGGTACTCACCGTAGAGGGTATCGATGTTTTTGAAGCCACCCGCTGTGAAGGACGGAGCCTTACCGTCCCTTTTCGGGAGGTAGCCCTGTTTCAGCCACCCGCTGGTGTTACCGCTGCACGTCAAGTTCCTGGAACCCGTCTGTTCGTACCCGTGCGCGGGGTCTTGCAT